CCATAAGCACAAGGGGTGCTTACAGATAAGGGGAAATTAAAATGAGAAATCCAGTTCTAGCAGTTACAGATTGGATGGATGAAAACATTCAGTATGGAATTATCGGTGCATTTATTGGCTTAGGTATAGCAGTAGTAATTGCTTTTGTATCAGCATAAAACTTACAACAGATAAGCCCCCTATATGGGGGCTTTTTTGTTGCCATTTTTTTATCACTTTCGTACGGTGGCTGTAAAATTTAACTACCTTTCCCCAAGAGGAGTTATCCGTATGGAACAGATCAAAAATATATTGGCAAGAATCGTTGCGGTGTTCATGGCTTCAGGACTATCAATAGTCGGAGCCGGAACCATTGCAGGAATTGAATTGTGGCAAGCCGTCGCCGTTGCTGGTATTGGTGGAGTGGCTACCGTAGTTGAGAAGCTCTCTCGTGCCTTCCTAGATGATGGGAAGTTATCAGTAGCAGAGATTAACGAGGCGTTCAATTCCGTAGATAAGAGAGCGGTAAAGAGAAGATAACGCTAAAAAATATAAGCCCCCCAACATAAGAGGGGGGCTTATTTTTATTTATACGGTTTCGTATCCATACTCTTTTACATCATAACGATTAACCCACTTTTCTACATATAACGCAAAGAGTAGAAGTCCAGAAGGTATTGCTACAGATGCAAAGATAATTAATGCCGTAAACATTATGCACTCACTTTCTTTAGATAGACATTGGCAGTGTCGCAGTAGTAGCAACGCTGTTCAGCACCAAACTCGCCCCAATACGCTGTATCTGTAGAATCACATTCGGTACAGATTACTTTAACTAGTTTTGGCATTGTTATTGTTTTCATTCCATCCCCCTTTAGTTGGTAGTCTTATTGTATTAGTTTAAGTTTAGACATGTCAACTTACCACGCCTAGAAGGTTTACGGTAAAGCCCTACCCCTTTATCGAAGGTTTACGGTAGGCAAAAAAATAACCCCCCAATAGAGGGGGGTTAGTTTTATTTAGATCAACACACCTCATCCATCATGTAGGCAAGTTCCTCTTTCGCTACATCAATCGCATACTTAAAGTTTTCTGGATCAGACACATAACCGACCATAGAACCCTTGTCGCTATATTTATCTAGAGTGTAAGTGCCAAGCCACAATTCATATGAGTTTCCAATTTTGTATAGACGATAATCTCCTTCAACTTTAATTGCTCTCATTTTTTTCCCTTTCTTAGTTGGTAGTCCTAGTCTAATAACAATTTTAACTATGTCAAGTAGGCAGAACTCGACACCAGAGCCAGGACCTGACCCTAAAAGATAATTTAATTTAATACCTATACTCGACATTTAGACTTAGACATATATAACTTTAATGTCCAACAGCTTTTGATAGAGGTTTATTTTTTATTTTTATTTTTATTTTTTATTTTCGATTGTCTAACTCTAAACCTCAACTAGAGATTTAACTTTACATAATATTTTAGGAAACGATTTGTAAATTTGTCGACAAACACACACTGCCTTCTCACAGGCCAAAGTCAAAAATCGTTAAGGTTCATCTCCGTCTTAAAAGTATCAAGCTCTCAGATATTATGTATCATACGAGTATGAACCAAAAAACGCTGCCGCAAGAGGAAATAACTTACCTGTCCTCTTTGTCCCCCTCTTTGCGCCTGGCTCGCCTACGCGCCCTGTGGGTCGCTGGCTGGTCTCTTTCTGAGATAGGCAACTCCTTCAAACCATCTATTCACAAGGCCACTCTCCACTACCAATTGAGCCATTCCTCCATATATCTAGATGCATCCCACCCTATTCCGAACCCTCCCCGATCTCCCGCCACCCCCTTACCCTCTGAAATCGCCCCAGAGTTGAGAAGGCTCTCAGCCCTTGCACAGCGCTATAGGTCAAAAATGGATCAAAATTCCCCACAATCTAAAGCAAATATCCAACTCACCCTCCTAGCAAAGCAGTTACGCTCTCAGGGAGTGCCTACAGCAGAAATTGCCAGCGCCGCTGGCGTTACTTACCGCGCTATGGCAAAAAGGCTGGCAAAATGAAGATAAAGGCAGACATTTTCCCCGCTATAGCCATTTTCTCTCCTATAGGTGCTTTAGTTAATCTTGCTGACCTTTCTTTTACTAATATTCCAGAAGGCGCGAAAAAAGTAGATCGGATACGCGTTTTAGTGATGGATTCGGTCATTACCGTAGCCTCAGACTCCCCAGAGGGTATAAAAATCGTCTTTAGAGAGGCTGTTGCCCAATATATTAAGGATGACCGTACTCACAGGGTCCGGACTGTAGCCGGAAAAGATATAGTTTTTACCAAAGATAGTAACTGCGGATGTGGGTCGCGCCTTAAGTCTTGGAACCCGTATGGGAAGATTCTTTATTCATGAGCCTTATTAACTTTGTTTTAATAGCATTAGCGACATATCGACTTACGCGTCTGGTAATTAGTGATGCCATCTTTGAGTCAACAAGAAATCGAATTTGGAAAAAATTTCCGCCAGAGTCTTCAAAAATAGGATATCTATTTACATGCCCGTGGTGCGTGAGTATTTGGGTCGGATCAATACTACAATTGTCCTATACAATTATCCCTAACTGGACTACTAATGTAGAGATTGTTTTATCCGCCTCTGCAGTAGCAGGTCTGTTAACCGCACATGAGGATAGAAACTAACCTTATGTTCCGTACCGTAGTGATGATAGGAGCTTTTAGTGGGAGTCTTTAGCCACAAAGATATACCTAATTCATCTGATGCAGTTCAACAGCCTTTACGCGGTTCTGCAGCACCACAGCCTGCACAACAAAAATTAGCCGGACCAAGTTCAATCTTTTTTAATCCCGCAGTCTCAATGCCTTACTCAACTCCAAGAACCTTAACTGCAGCAGCAACCCAAGTTAAAATAAATGATAAAGGTGAGTCCGAGCAGTTTAGAGTCAGACGCTCAGCCGGATCAAGTGCATGGCAAGCAGAGGCGTGGGAGTATTACGACGCAATTGGCGAAGTTAAATACGCTTTTAACTTAGTTGCATCTGTAATTTCAAGAATTCGTTTATATGTTGCTGTAGTAGAAGATCCTTCCGAAACTCCAGTTCCTTCAAAATTAGCATCAAAAATTGATCCAGCATTAGCTGCAGCAGCCGAGCGAGCTTTGGCTCGTTTAGATAGCGCTTACGGCGGACAGGCTGGATTATTAAAAGATGCCGCACTAAACCTTTCAGTAGCAGGTGAATGTTATCTAGTTCAAGTTCCAGAAAGACCAGGACATGGAATTCCAGAGTCTTGGGATATTAGATCTGTAGATGAGTTAATGACTGATGCACGGGGTGGATTTAATATTATTGGCCGTCGCGAACAGGCAACCCAAAACTCTTACTCCACCGCAGGAAGTCCAAACCTAAGACTTGCTAATAAAGCATTTGTTGGACGCATTTGGCGCTCACACCCACGCTACTCAGATGAAGCAGATTCATCACTACGTGGTTTGTTAGATATGTGCGCAGAACTTCTACTTTTAAACCGTACATTCCGTGCAACTGCACGCTCGCGCCTCAATGCTGGCGCTCTCTATCTTCCAGATGGTTTATCAGTTGCAGCACAGGCTGATGGAGATTTTCCATATGACGATGAAAACGATTTAAATCCAGGATTTACTGCAGAAGAAGCAGAAGATGAGTTTGAGGATCAGTTAATCGATGCGATGACAACTCCGATTCGTGATGAAGAGTCAGCCTCTGCAGTTGTTCCACTCATTATTCGCGGACCTGCCGAACTTGGCGACAAGATTAAGCAGTTTAAGTTTGAGCGTTCATTTGACCCAGCACTTGCTGAGCGTTCTGATCGCGTACTAGAGCGCATCCTTCAAGGATTAGATGTTCCAAAGGATGTAATCACCGGTCTTGCAAACGTAAAGTACTCAAACGCATTGCAGATTGATGAAACACTTTACAAGACTCACATCGAACCCCTTATGCTTTTAATTGCAGATTCACTAACTGTTGTTTACTTGCGCCCATATTTGATTGCAAACGGTTATCCAAAAACTGAAGTAGACAAGATTGTTATTTGGTATGACCCATCTGCTATTGCAACTCGTAATGACCGCGCAACAGATGCTGACTCAGGTTTTGATCG